CGGGTTTGGGGTGGTTGGGCTTTTCACCTATCGGATGGCTCTCAATGGAAGCAATGGGGAGGTTACAGGCACAGATGATTTAGCTCACCGTGCACCAGTGTTTAACCAAGCCCACCTGCGAGCACGGCTGCACCGTCACCAGGATAATCAGGGCGCAGCTCATAGGGGAGGTCCAGTGGGCATCGCATTATGTAATATGCAGTTAATGGGGCGGTGTAATGTGGGGGGTTGTAAGTTCAGTCATAAACGAGAGTTGTTGGAGGTGAGGTTTGATGAGCTTCATCCTAATGGGCACTTGCAGCCTGACAACACTGTTTTGCTTAATCCCCACCGTGAACCTGTAGCACCTGTTGTAGTGGTTCCAGTGGTCGGTGATCCCGCAGACACCGTACCTATGACCATCTATTATAAGAGGCTGATAGATAAGCGGTGGTTTGTGGTCTTTTTGTTGTACCTGCAGACCCTCACTAATCAACCCAATCTTGGCGAACTGCTCATTCATGTTTTTGATCAGATGGCTGGATTTACTGAAATGATTATGAGGTACTACTGGAACAACATCTTCCTGACTCAGTTGTCAGCTCTCTTATTGGCATGTCACTTGTGGCGCAATCAGGACTGGATCCCTCCCTTAATGCGCCGTATAGCTAATGACGATTTTGAATGTGAGGCTGGATGCATAACTGACTGCACAGATATAGTGATAGCTGAATTTCGTGCGTTTCTCCATAGAAATGTCATTCGGGATGGGGCACCAACTCAGTTGTGCGTCAGTACTCCTGTGAATCAGTACAGTTCATTTAGGTTCAACCAATATGTTCATTCTCGAGTAACTAACATTTCTGTCATTTTGTTGAACACTTTGCAGACTCAATTGCCTGGTGCTTCTATGAGTGACAATCCCTTGAATGTGTTTGTGTTAACTCTACACAAGAGGCATCCTGGGGTGAATCCTGTGTTGGTTCAAGACACCGCAGAGCATTATGTTAATGTTCTGGAGCGCTTGCAAATGGCTAACTCCTTGTTCAAGCCCAGTGATGATGTTTGGAAGTATTAGGTGGTGCGCCGGTTTCATTATGGCATTGAAACCAGTGGCGCATATAAGTTGGTGGCCAGTAATTGTGATGTGATAAAAGAATTTGAGTTCAATAAGAATCGATTTGAGCTCATTCAAGGCAAAGAATTCTTCCCTAGAGAGGGTTTAAACTTTCCAGTGACATATGAAGCACCTGATTCCTGCTTCCGTTACATGTTTGGGCCTATCTCCTACCATCCAGGAGTGGTCTACGCACGTAATGATAAAAATATGAGTAAAGCTGGCACTCGCCAGTATGGGGTTCGTAAGCCAGAGATTGCTGGATACGATGAGTACCTCTGTGACAATCAGCGGAATGTTTTCGGGGGGATGCCCTCTTGGGTGGGTCAGGTTAATCACACCATTAGGTGCGGCACTGTGGACTTGAACACACATTTGGAGGAGTTGCGGGCGTATAGCCAGCAACCACATCCTAAGCGACAAAGTCGTGTGGAGGAATTGTGTAGGTTAGAAGAACATGGGGATTGGAATTTGAAGTTGCTAAAGAAAGTAGAAGCCAAGGTGAAGACAGGAGAGTGGGGAAAATTTGGAAAGTTTCCGCGTCTTTTTGTAAGCCTTGGTCTGGATTCCATCTTTGCAGCAGGTCCCTACATAGACCATTTGAAACACGCATTTGAGCGTGTTGAGATGGAGGGTGGCACAGCATACTTTATCAAGTCCCCAAACTCTGTTTTTCTACGTCAGGCATTTGAGTATCTCATTCATGCAACTGAACCTACCTTCGTGTTGTTTTCAGACGACTCATGCATTGCCATTCCCCGAGAAGAGGGTACGTATTGGGCTAATGTGGATATCTCATCTTGTGATGGATCCCACACGGAGGTCATATTTGACATTTTGAGGGGTATGGTAGTGGGGAGTCGCATTGAGGACCCCATAGACTATGCCATCTTACAGTGCTTGACCCCCCTAACCATCGCCTCGTATGGTAATGACAAAGCCTCCCGCCTTAAGATCAAACCTCGTTACCCAGTGTTGTATACTGGAAGCACCCTAACAACGATCATAAATAACATAGCTAATCTGTGTATTTTTGATTGTATATTGGGACGTCTCAAAGGCCTTCTAAGGCCAAATAACTCAGATTGCCGCTCAAGTATTCGCTTGGGTGCTGAGGATTGTGGTTATATCGTCACCGTTGTAGAGTGTTCGATCCCACAGCA